GTCCGCTGGGACTTTGGCTTTACGCCTCCTGCTGCTCTGACATTGAGTCTTATTGCAGGTTTGGGAGTCGTGGTTTGGCTGATTAGTAGTGGGGATTCTCTCCTCCCGAACGTCATCCCAATCGGCCTATAAACACAGAAATCCTCTGATGGATTATTCATCCTTCTCTGCCTGTTGCAGAGACTGAATAGCTCTACGAGCTAATTGATGTGCCACTGGGTGGTACATGGTGAGCAGGGTCTTCGTACCTGGATCACCCATCAACACGGCTCTCTTTGTGAGCCATGGTTTTCCATTATCATCTAATGGGTCACGGACCATGCGTGGTCCGGTTAGTGCAAACATGCACATCTTAGCATACCATTTTGGTAGGCCAAATCGGAAGAAAAATCTTCCCAATATCACTCTCGCGATATAATGGTCCACATGATCTGTGGCCTCCGACCAGTCGGTCGACATGACATACTTTTCTTGTTTGTCATCAAATATGAACCCTGCCTTAGGGTTCGAACCACTTAGCCTGCGGAAGAACTCCCAGGCCTGGTTACTGGATTTTACTCCAGCTGCTGTTGGCGCGTATGCGCCAAAGAATTCCAATGTCATATGTGACAATGGGTGTAGTAGGATCGCGTGATCCAACGATGATACCGTAATCACACGGTATTTACCCAGTTCTGGAACTGCGGTAACTCGGACGTCCATCTTGCCGTCCTTGTAAGGACCCTCTTTCCATTTGTTGAGGGTCTGGTGAAATAACATTTCACCTATACCATCTGTGTAGATGATATTCTTTCCGGTGTATTCACCGGTTTCAAGGTCTATTTCCTTGACGCCATCATTCATGGCTACTTGCAGCGCTCTACGCGCTGCTTCCAATTTCCCGCCGTCAGCAACGGTGACATTCAGCTCGGCTGAATCTGAAAGTGAAATCTTTGATGATTTCATACATCTTCTAAAGAAGATTTCAAGCTGTTCCTCTGGAACACCTTTCACGGCTTCATCATAGAAGTCGTCGACAGCCTGCTGTAATGCGGGCTTCAGTGACTCTGCGAGTTCACTATTCGACGGTGTTGTCACCGTCGCCATCCACTTAGCGATGGCTAAGCGTTTCACTGCGGGTGGTGGCACACCCGCCGCCCTCGTTTGTGAGAGCATGGCCACTTTGGCCATATTCCATGGAGATTTGACATCTCCGACACTATTTAATAGTGGTATAAAGAAGGAAAACCTTCTTATATCTGAAATGTTTTTCAGATCACCTGAGGGCCTAAAGCCCTCCTCTTTGATTCGTTGACGAATCGATTTCAGCTCGGTATAAGCTGTCTTTTCTGCCTCAGGGCAGCAGTAATCTGGAATCAGATTAGAGATCACACAATGCGTGATCTGATCATATGTGGACCATTTCCACATTTTAGGATGCTCAGGAAAACTGAGCATTAGCTGGATGAGCAATCCATCCGTAGTTGCGAGTATATTTCGCAAACGATTAAAGCCTGCTGGTGTAGGCTTCAGTGTTAGAAGGAAAGAATCCTTCAATTTCCGGTCATTCATACCGGTTTGACCTGCGACGAGTCGCAGTAGTGCACGGGCATTCCGTGACATTCCGTTCTTTGCAGAACGGAGTCTCTTGTACCAATATGTACAAGCGGATAGGACGTTTTGGACTTGTCCTATTGTCTCAAGTTCTTCGAACTTGCAATTTTTCTCTGCACCAGAGATTGAGCAGGGTATATTATCTACCCATAGATTAAAGGTGTTAAAACACACCTCTATTTTCGGGAACTCAGGTTCCCTTCCTAAGAAGGACTCCTTCATCCAAGGAGTCATGCATTCCTCAAGGAAATGCAGTACGTCACGATGACGTTCATAATGCCCACAAGAGCAATAGTTGAGAGACTTTCCAGTCTCCCTACCCTTAGGAAATCTAAGGGAAGTACACGAAGGGAAACCCTTCGTGGATAGTATGTAACGCTTGTTTACCCAAGCGTTGTAGTCCTCCATTTAAACTGTTGGAGGTCAGTAGAGTTACGAGACTCTTCTACGAAGTAAGGACGTAACGTCCGAATTGTAAGCACTCTTGTTTACAACAAACATCGCTTTTGCGAAAACGACGTAAAGTTGAAAGCCGAAGTGCTTTATGGC